TGTCCTCCGTGCCTGCCAGGATAACCGCCCGCACCTCTTCGAGGTTAGTAGCCAGGATAGACTCTACTGATTCAGCGGCATGTTTGGCTATCCATGCTCGTATCAACCTACTAGTCGGGTCAAATTCCTGATTAGCTTTCCCCATTGTCTCGGGGCCAACTTCTCTCCCGAAATGATCAACAATAGAAAACGTGAGTTTCTTCATGGTCTCTATCCATTGCTCGGATAAACCATTTATCGCCTTCTCAGCGCTCTTAATCATGTCGCCCTTTTTAATAGCCTTCTCTACCGCCGCTCCCTCGTCAAAATACAATGGCTCTACCTTCTGGTATGCCAGCCCCCACCATCCTACTCTCTGCCTATCCTGCCTCTTCCAGTAGGCAACCTTCATCTCCTCGGACCAGTCGGCAGACTTGAGAGCCTTACTTGTATCCTCGGTAGTGTCCTGCGGAGCCGTGGTTTCATTCCCCGTCTCGCCGCTCCTAACTGCTAAGCTACTGAATCCTCGCAAATAGAAATCTTGGCTCTCATCTTCGGGTAAGCCTAGAATCCGTTGGGCATCCACGATTTTGCAAACCCCACCGACAACCTGGGCAACAGTTCGAGTGCTGAGTTTATCTTCGTCCTCTTGCAATACCCTGATTTCGGATAGGTCATATACCACCCGCCAGCTCACCAGATCGTCCACGTACTCGCTCAGAAGCTGATGCTTGGTCTGGCTGCCAACTAGCCTCTGTAATGGGATAATGCCGTTCTCATAGGCCATCTCGCGGGCCTCAGCCATATTTGAGTATGTTGACCTGTCTAACCCTGCGCCCAACCCTGCCACGATAGCAGGTACTCCCAGCACCGCGCTAACTCGTTCCTCCGGTATCCGCCGCAGAGCTTTCAAGTCCATCTGTAAGGGATTGAAACCAAACGTTTCAACCTTGGTTGCCGAGCCTATAACCATCGGCTCACCACGCCGGTCTCCGGTGGTTCTCTCTTTGATATATTTCTTAACGGCATCTGCATCTTGGGGGGAGACCGTGGCGTCCTTCTCTGGCGAGATTAGTAACCCTGGCACTCCCATATTCTTCAGCAAGGTCGCCGTCATGTTGGCCGCCTCGTCATCGGTAAATATCTCTCTCAATAATGATTGCAAGGGGCTTCGGCCCTTCCTGAGATTGTCAGGGTCTATCCCGAGCCGGTAATGTACTACATCTTGTGAATCTATCCTAACCTGCACACCACCAGGCGTATAGCTGTAATGGCTCAGGAACTCCGAACCATCATTAGGCCATTGGGGGGCCATCAGCGTCGATGGTGTCCACCAAAGCTGCACTGGCCTACCGGCCCCGCTTCGGACCTTGATTAAATAGGCGTTGCCGGAGATCACCAGATCGGCGATAAGTGCGCTCTGCAATAGCAGCCCATCGTAGTATGGGTTAGGATTATCGAGCAACTGGATCATAGGGCTATCAATCACCTCGATCCATTCCCCGTCTTGTCCTCGCTTTTCAACCATGATTGGAGCCTCTGGGAATGTCCGCTGTATCCAACCGACGCAGGCCATGATAATGCTTGAGGAGTACCCGTTGACCTCACGCCCATAATTGTATCTGGTCCTAGGCATGAACAACGAACTGGAAGAACTCGGGAATATGAATCTGGTTAACGCTTTTCTGATTGTCTCGGTTATCGCCAATCTATTCTCCTAAAAATCCAAATCGGATACCAAGCCGTTTGCCTTCCGCCACAAATGATAGCCGAAATGTTTAGCATCTGCTCTATTCATATTCTCTATGCCCCCTGTATTTCCGCCCAGCTGTTCTAACAATCGCTTGATGGCCCGTTCTTGTTTCGCCGTGATAGGCAGGCATTCCATCATCAAATTATCATGCATCAGATTCCCTCCTTTAATCCTACTAGTGGGCTCCTTTTGAGCTGGCCGTTATCCAGAATAGTATATTGAGGGCAAACAGTGGGTATGGGCTGGCATTCTTCCACCTCAGGCATTTCGGGATGTATAATGGTGGCCGTGATTTCATTCATCCACCGGTTGTATTCAATTCCCTCGATTTTACCGCCTGGAAATTTTATCCAGTCTAAAAGCATTTGTTCTGAGATAAGCATTTTCCCAATATTCATTTCTTCTCCTTTTAATCTCCTACTGGTAGCCACCTGTTACCTACAGGGCCCGCTAAATAGGCAAGTGCTTGCGTCGTGCTGTCTACCTGGTCGTCATGTGCCGCAGCCGGAAACCCCGATAACTCCTCAATATAATCATGCAGCCAAGGTGCAGATTCGGGGAGGTGTACCAGCCCCGCTTCAATCAAGGGGGTGACTGCATTGGCGCGGGCCACTTTGCTAACGTCCGCTTTCCATGGCAATATAGGTAGCTTGGGCTGGCCTGGATCTCCTCGTCTTAGTTCCTGTATCAGTGATTGCCCGCTTGCTTTGTCCTCAATCAGTACCGCTGTGGGATGGTCCCGATCATAAGCAGCCCGTGTTGCTCGTTTCAATTCGGGGAACTCAACCCTTTCCCGCCAGACATCGACTAGATAATATCCGTTATCGGCCTCGCCCCAGGTGGTACAAACTGAATAATCGTTCTGATCGCTTTCCTTGAATGCCGTATCCCAGGAATGAATAATTTTAGTAAACGGTGGCCTGACTCTGTAATATTTCCACCACTCCCGCCGGAAGACGTTCCCCTCAGCCTCAGTGGGGGAGCCTTGGTAAAGTGCGGTATACTCCCTACTGCCTATTGATGCCCTGATACGGTGTAGCTCAGATAGTGGGTATTGTTTCGGCCAGAGGGCCTGGTTATCCTCAGTGGCGCGGAGGTGTAGAATTTGCCACTGGTCAGCTTCTGGGTCTGCCCTGGACTGTTCTAGTAATTCGCCCGCCAGGTCGGCGCAGTGCCATCGAGTCATGATCAAAACAACCGCTGCATGAGGCTGTAATCGTGTCCTAGCCACCGTCCTATACCAGCTCCATATTTTAGCGCGGATAAGCGGCGATTCAGCCTCTTCCCGATTCTTGATTGGGTCATCAATAATCAGGAGGTCGGCGCCTTCTCCGGTGATGCCACCACCAACGCCGGCCGCTATGTATGAGGCTCGGTTGTTATCCTTCCCTGCTAGTTGCCAGCGTATGGCTCCTGCACGGTCAAGCTCAATAGGCCATAGTCTCTGATACTGGGGGGACTCTATCGTGGTTCGTACCGAGTAAGAGTTAGCATAGGCTAGGCTCTCGGCATAGGATGCCGCTATGATTTGCTTCTGAGGATTCCTGCCCAGATACCAAGCCGCGAATCTAATTGATGCCGTCTCGGTCTTGCCGTGCCTGGGAGGAGCAAATATCATCAAGCGGTTTATCTCCCCACGTTCGACAGCCTCCAGCTTGGCTGCAATTATAGACAGATGGTCGGCAGCATCGTACTCAGGGAACGTATAGCAGCAGAATGGAATTAGGTTATTCCTAGCTTGTCGCCTTACTAGGAGTTCCCTTGCGGCCTCTGCTGGCGCTATCCCTGATGATCTCACCGGCGGCGATAATAGCGCTGAGTTGCTCATCTGTTAATTCCGTAACCTCCCTGAATTCAATCGGGCCTCCATCAGGCCCACTTATGGGCAGGGACACCTTGCCCTCCACTCGGTCAAGTCCCTCTTTGATAGCAGCCAAATCACCCTTGCTCATTTTGACAAATAGAGACATAGCCACGGGCATTGCGCCTGTAGGATTTTGCTTCCATTCATCACTTATTCTCTTTGGGTCACCCATGAGTAGATCATGGAGCAAAGATGTGACACATTGCGGCTTAGGGGGACGCCCCTTAGTATTGCGCCTCGTATCAGCCCCTGGCTGGAATGGCCTACCTACAGTCCGCAGTTTTGCTGCGTCAGTTGCCATTAGTCAACTCCGCCTTCCGGCCAGTAAAATCTTCCCACCGTTTCCTCTTTTTCTTCCAATGTCAAACCCAGTGCCCCCAGTAATTTCTGGATGTCTCTGATTATTATCGTTGTCTCGGGGAACACGATATTTCGTTCTTCCTCGATTCTGGTTGCCGTCTCCAGCCTCTCCCACTCAATAGATAAGAGAGCTTGCAGTACCTCTTTGGGATTATTCAGGTCCGGTGGCTGAGCATTTGCCCTCGGTCTATTTTCGCTATTCCCCATTCACTCACATTCCTGATCAACGGATGCATCAATGCATGGCAATCACTACAAAGCAGCATGATATTGGCTGGCTCATATACCAACTCGTTATGTATACTTGTTTCTCCTACTCTGATAATATGATGCCCGTGCCTTGCTGATTCGCCACAGCATTCACACTTTTCGCCTCGGTCAGCCCTGATCCTGGTCAACACATCAAGATATTTTTTGAGAAATCCCATATAATCAAATATTAATGGGGGCCGGTCGGGAATTGACTAGAGGCGCACGGACCTAACTAGTATAGTCACCCGCCATCCTCCTAATTCAGGAGGAATCCTTCAGCGCAATCGCGCAGCAGCCCCATGTATCTCCTAACCACATTATACCACAATTGCCAACAAAAGTCAATAGGGTAAAATAGTTGTTTCCCCCTACAACCCCCTTCTCTCTCTCTTTCTCTCCTCTCCTCTCCTCTCCTCTCCTCTAATGATGAAGAATAGGCACCCTAATAGCCTCCCTATGATGCCATATCTTAAGCAAAATTACCTAGATAAATTAAGCATAATTGCCTAGATAAAACCCTTGACAAGCCTATTTGAATATGGTATCCTATAGTTGAGGATAAAAAAAGGAGGGAAAAGAAATGGACGGAACTGAAAAACAAATCAACTGGGCAGATCAAATCAAGAGAAAAACGCTGGCCCAAATTACTGAAAAGATAACCTACAATAGCGACCCTGCTGTGGACGCCCGCGGACACTCACTAGACCACGACAGGGAGGGCAGATTAGAACTAATAGCTAAAATGCAAGCGATCTACGATATACTCGTAGATTGCGGATCCGCCCAGTGGTGGATTAATAATAGGGGGATTTGGCCCCTGACACTTAGAAAAGATTTACTCGAGAAATATCTAGACTCGGCAAAATAAAGGGAGGATTAATCTAATGAACCTAACACCAGAGGATCACAGGGCGAATGCTCAGGACTGGCTAGGTATGCCAGGAGGCCCACTGGAGACAGGGGAGACAGTGGACCGAGCCCAACTCAGGGAACAGATGCAGTATACCCCAGCAGACGATGAGGACGTCGAGGAAATAGCTAGATTGATAGAGGATAGGAAGGAGGAAAGGGAATGGAATGGACTAAAGAATACTGCGGAGTTCAGCATCTAGGGAAACCAAACCAAGGTAAAACATGGTTCACGGTTGAGAGACATAAGACTTTCGCTGATTTGAGCGAGTGGTATCCTGGTTGCGGGTTTCACCCCATAGATACCACATACGGAACCGTAGAAGAGGCTAAACAAGCAGCTGAGGCTAGGATGCAGTTACAAAACATTAGGGGTTGTGTATAAATCCATAGTATTAGTAATAAATGATGTTACAATTACACAAAAGAAGGAGGAGGGGAAATGAGTTGGAGAAACCACAAAAGCCATGCAGAGGAAACGAAGGCAGTCAAACAGGCCCTGGCCGAGGCAGGCATTAAAGCCAAGGTAGGACATGGCACCGGCACTGCCTGGAGTTGGCTAGAGATTAACTTAGGGATAAGCGGCAGTGACTGCCCTCAGTTGAAACGGCAGGCCCTCAGCATAGCTAAAAGGGTAACTGGCCGGCACGGTGAATATGACGGTGATATACTTATTTATGCACAAAAATAGAGAGGAGACAAAATATGATAATAAACCGATGCCGGAAATGCAGCAAACTATTTGAGATGGCACAGGGCCAGCGCCGGACTCTCTGCGATGAGTGCTTCAAGGAACAAATCAGGCTGTCCCCTGGGCGGCCCAGGAAGGAGGGGAGTAATGCTTGCGAATTACATAGGCTATAAAGCAGAAATCCCAAACGGCAAACAGGTGCTATTTATTGATTGCCCACCGCGGGAATGTGTCAAGCTGTTTCAACGCTGGGACGACGAGGAATGGGAGCCTATTGATTGCCGGATATTTGATCACACAAAGCTCCCCCCGAATACCATAATTAAGCCGGTGCCATAGTGATGAACCAATAGCCGTTAATTGTCGAAATAAAAGGAGGAAGGAAATGAAAAATCTTGGATATTGCCAACTCTGCAATAAGAAAGTCGGATATCACGTAGCCAGTCATTTCGAGGAAGTGCATCCCGAATACGGGTTCACCAGGACACACAGAGACTATCGGGGTAGGCAGCAGAAACTAGTGTACGCATGCACTACCTGCAGCTGTATAGTTTCTGGATTTGGTGAGCTGGTGAGGCATTACAAGAAATTCCACCCCAAGAATATCAGCCCCACATCATCATTGACGAAGGTGCAAGATATCCCTGCTCCGGCTGAGGAATCTTATGACAGCATAGCTGAGATTATCGGGCACTTGAATGAGAAGGTCAGGGAGCTCAAGGGAGATAATGATGTGCTGAGCAAGTCTATGGTCGAGATCGCTAGTGCCCTCCATAAAGCAATGGATGAGGCGGCAGAATTGCAACAGGAGAATGATAACCTGTGCAAAATCAACGATAGCCTTAATAACAGAATAGTTGAAAGGCAGGGGATGTTCCAAAAAGTTATGGTCGAGGCACGGCAACTCCTGGGAAGGGGGGACTAACTATGATATACAATGAGATCCCCCACATGATGATCAAGTTCAAGGGTGCATGGTGGAACGTAGCAGGGCTCAGGCTGACACGGTTTGGAGAACCAGACAGGGGCACCAGTCCCTTACTAGAAGAGACTATTGAATTCGGGGAAGATGATGAGCGCTTTGAGTGTATGGAGGTGGAGAATGATTAAATATTACTGGGCTATACTCCGCCGATACTC